GTTTTAAGAAACTGTCCATCTTTCTGTAAAATTTCTTCTAATTCTACAATTTCTGCTCTGGGTCTATAAAAGTCTTGTGGGTTATTCCAATTTACAATAATTTGATTAGTTCTAGTTTTAAATGCTGTGCCTTCATATTTAAACTCACCATTTATAACATTACCAGTTGTAAATTGATATACAGGATCTTTTTCAGAATCTTGTACTACATAGGCTTCTCCATTTAACCAATAGGTCATTCCTCTAAATATACTAGTTACATCATTTAAAACTTTAAATGCCTGTGCCTGTCCAGCTAGAACTAAGTTACAAGAAAATCTTGGCTCGTACTCATTAGTACTAATTGCGTCTGCAGTATAATTTTGATCATTAGTAGTATATAAACTAAGTAAATCTGCAGCTGCTACACCAGCAGGTACTAGTTCATCACAATATCTTCCAATTTGGTATATTTCCCATTTATTTACTTGAACCTGGCTTAGGTAATTACCTAGTCCATAAATCTTATTAGTAATTAAATCATTGTATACCCATGCTGGATTATTACACCAACTTTGATAAAAAAGACCATCCCAATCATATTCCGTGTCAGTAACTTTTTCAGTTGAACTATTTCGTCTATAGTTAGCAGGAATAAATACTTGTTCTATCGCTGTAACATTAGTTGAATCCCCTCCTTCCGAAGCCGCATTTGTTATATTGGATCCTGTTACAATAGTTGAAGTGGCAGATACATTTCTTAAATAAAGAGTATTAGTACCAATCTTATCAATCATACCCCCAGCAAATAATTCTGCAGTTTTTGTTCCTGCTGCTGTAAAAGTAGGACTACCTGCTAGAGTTTTTAAAACTGCGTTATTGGCATCTGTGGCAAGTGCATTTAATGTATAAGTAAATTGTGTTTCAGTTGTAACTAAACAATTAAAAATACCATTCCAAAAATCTCCCTCTGAACCAGTTACTCCCGCTATTGTTGCAGTAAAGGCATTACCAACAGTTAGTCCATGAGCAGCACAAGTTGCAGTTGCTAAATATCCATCATCTGCATCCCCGCCTGTTAATTCATCATTATCATCTACTTTTGAATCTTTATTAGCAAACTCTGCTGTTAGACTAGAAATAGACATTCCGTCCTGCTTTACACTATCTCCTACTGTGAAACCAGAAGTGCTAGCAACCGTTACTTTGCGTCCATTATAATCTAAAGGATAATGATTAGTAGGAATACTAATTAGTTTCCCGTCTATCTCATATCCTCTTCCAGGAATAGAAGAAAATTGTTCAGCATCTATAGCTCCTGCTATATACGCAGTATGAGGGTATTGTAACTTATCTGCTATTGAAGCTTCTATACTATCTATATAAATTGCATTTGAAACTTCATTATATTCTGAAGTCACTGCACCGCCAACTCTTTCTATTTTTAGTGCCCAATCGACCATTCCAGCTTCTGCTTTATCTGCTTCTATATTAAATCCGAAAGTATGTGCGTACTTACCACTTACCTTACCTGTAAAACCAGTTGTGAATTTTCTCTTAGTATGTTGAGTTCCTACACTATCTGTCCATCTAAAGTCAATATTAAAATGTACATTAGTTCCTCTTCTATCCCCTGAATTATCTCCTTTCTTAGTAATACTTAGCATACCTGAAGTAGACATAGTAACTTTTATATAATCAGTATTTTGTTTTTCAAAACTTCCACTAGGAATAGTATGATACTGAGGTTCATTTAGCAATAATTCTGCACTTCCTATATCTCTCATGAGTGATGCGGAAGGGAAAGAATGGAAAAAATCTGCATTAGGAATTTGTGTTGCAGTTCCTTTTTCTTCTACAATTCGGAAATTCTTTATATTAGGACTACCGCTTCTTTGTCCTGTGCGCTGATTAACGTCTCTCATTCTAGTTTCATCTACTAGTATAGAGGCATCTCCATATACAAGACCTTTAATTGGACCCTCTCCTATAACGTCTATAAACGCCGCATGTTGTCGAGCAAACATATTATCATCTGCTTCAAACGGTTCACGGCCTCCTCCTTTACCTCCAGAGCCAGTAACTTTTATTAAATTTTTATCTTTAATTGTGCTCATGATTGTTCCAATAATCTGTGTTAGGGCCGTAACCCCCACCGTGCATGCCCCCACTGTAGTTTCTATTACTAATTGTTCTATCTCCTTGTGCGAAGCTTCCATCGTCTCTAAAGTTTCCTATCCCTACTAGTTTTCTAGTTTTTAGAGTATTATTTTCACTACTGGAACTATTGGTAAATAATGATCCCATAACAGTTGCAGAACCTGTTATTATTCTTCCATATATTAAGGGAATAGGAGCTCCTTGTTTAACTGTGTTAACTGGACCTGAGAATAAATAATTTTTTGCTTTTGTAGCACCGCTTCCATCTGGCACATCGGGGGCGAGTAGCATAGAAGCTCCTCCAAGTAATAAACCCATTCCTAAATAGGAAGCTCCTGCCATTGCCATACCACCTGCTGTTCCTGCTGCTGCCAGGTTTGCTAGGGTTACTGATTGGGCCATAGTTAGTGTTGCCCCAGAAGTTAAGGATACTCCTAAAGTTGTTGCCTGAGTCGCGGTCATAAGAGCACCTGGAGCGATTGCACCAGTACCCGCTGCCATACCGCCCATTCCAAAAGCCGCAAACCCCCCAGTCATCCATATTAGAGCTATTCCTGCAATTATCATCAACATTGAATTTTTACTACCAGCAATTACTGGAACAAAAGTATATGATTGATTCATACTAGGATTTGATATGTAACACTCTTCTACACCTATTTGTTCATCTCCAACTAAAACATCATAACCTTGTATGTTTTCTCCTTCGAGTAAAAATTGCTTAAATCCAGAACGTTGAGCTGCAATAGCCTGCATAGCTTCTGCAGGCGAGTTTACTGCTAGGTTCCACTCTGACCCAAACTTCTCTCCTAATGCTCCTTCTAAATATACTTTTCTCATTGAAATTTCTTATGTCTTAATATTGTTCTGGATATTTGATTCCAGATTCCGTGATAGTTGTCTCTGCAAGATAGTCTTTGAGGTGCATGATGTAACATTTTCCCTCTACCTACATATATTCCTGCATGATTGGTTGTATCTGCATTTAGTGCCATTAAAATAACATCATTAACTTGTAGAGTACCATCTGTTACTTTAGTAAAGCCTTCGCTTGCATATCTTTCTAGATAATAATTTTTTCCCTTTTCCCAAAATTCCCACTCATAGTCCCAATCAGGTTTAAAGTGGATATCTTGCTTAGCGAAATAATCTTTTACTATTGTATAACAATCATACACGCCAAATACAAAAGGTCTTCCAATTAAATCAAAAGCCTCTTCTTGGGGTTCTAATTTTACCCACTCATCATTCCAGCCAAAAATATACCAAGGGATTCCTAATCTATTACAAGCTGCTCTATCTACTAGACTGGGTGTAGGTTCTGCATTAGGGTGACTATGAATTACTCCTACAACATCTCCTTCGTCCGCTACTTCTTTATAATCATAAGGATCAATTACAAAATCCTGTGTTGGATCCTCTGCTTTATTCTTGCAAGGGAAAAATTTAATTCGCCCTTTTCTTACGGCTAATAAGCCACAGGCTTCCTTGTCTACTTCTTTGTACACATAGGCTTTTACTTGTTCTAGTACTGGTTCGATCATTATCCGAAACTTGCTCCTGGGAATCCGCCAAATGGAAGAGCCACATTATCTGTTGTTTGATATTTAACTCGGGCCTCTGCTACTGCTCCTGAGCCCCCTCCACCTGAGAAAGAAACAGTTGGATTACTAGAATATCCAGAACCTCCAACAATATCAGTAAAGCTTACTACTTTTTGACTGGCTAATACCGCTGTAGCTGATGCTCCACTACCGCCACCTCCAGTAAATCCTACTGTAGGAACACTAGTATACCCCGAACCCTGCTGTAATGTTCCAGTTCCTGTTGCTCCCGTAGATGTTTTTATATGAACTACATCAACCACACCAGTATCAATATGAGCAAATCGCTTTGAACATGAGCTTAAACGTTTACCACAAATATCACCAAAATCCCAATAAGATATATTAGACGGTTTTATTAAATCATCAATATCATCAGTAGAGAGAATTGTATGTGCTACTTTACATTTATATAAAGTATTTCTACAAACTTGAATATACCCTATAGTAGTATGTACTGTTCCTGTTCCTGAGCCTGTACCTGTTGCGGTAAAAACTGTACCTACAGTATTATTAGGTGCTCCGATATCTGTAAAGGCTGTGTTTCCTGCACTTGATATTACATATGAAGTCCCTACTACAAAACTTCCTGCCGAGACCGAAGCTCCTACAGTAGCTGAATGACTTCCATCTGTTTGAACAGTTATATTAGTTCCAGAATTACCTAATACATATAAAGGAACACTTTTATGGTTAGCATTTGTTGTAGATATTCCTTTTATTACTATAAACTCTCCTGCCGCAAAAGTTCCTGCTATTGTAGAAGTTGCTAATTTAAGAGTTGTAATATTACTAGTATAACTTAATTCTAAAACTCTATATAAACTTCCTACAGGTCTTTCAAATTCTACATAGTTTCCTACAGTATAAGACGTATTATTCAGATATAAATTCGCTTGTCTATTAGTCGCTTGATCTTGTCTGCCCCAGAAAGTATATTCAAGAGCACCAGGGCCATCTACATCTTTTACAATTATATTATCATCTTTATCAAAATATAAAGGATCCGCTGCGGATCCCTCAACTAATCTACTATCTGCTGACCAATTGCATCCGCCTTGTGTTGTATCTTTATACTTCCAAGGACAGCGTGCCGCTAGAATAGATCTTCTAGGTAATGAAATTCCTTCTACATCAAATGCAGAGACAAGTTCAAATTCGACTACCCCTACAGTTTCACTAGACTTTCTTTCTATATAGAATATATCTCTATTAAACTCTACAGGAGGATTAGTAGTTAAATGCTTCTGAAGAGTTCTTCGTCTTATTACCTTTGCTCCAACTAAATCGTCCCAATCTGCTAAATATGCGTTGAAAAATTGATTTATATTTCCTAGTCTTATTGTAGGTCTTGGAAGACTTCCTGTTCCGGAGCCTCTAATTTCCCAGCCTTCAGATTCTATAGGTAATGCTAGATATGGCCGTTGGTTATAATGACTGGCTGTAGAAGATCCAAAATCAGATTCATTCACTAAGCTATACCAGGTAATATCACTAGTACCATTTTGACCATCATGAAAATAAAGTTTATCTTCTCCTGCTCCCCCAATATTACTATCGGGTAGTTCTATTTCAAAAACAGTAAGATAAGCACTAGCTTGAGCCTGTCCCTGTAATTCAGTGACTAGGGCATTATTAGTGCCAGTATTGGGAGTGGTCACAGCTCAAAGACCTCTCTCGCTGAACAAACTAAAGAATAATAAAGGGTATTTCCAAAAGTTCTGCTAAATTCTTCTATTACTACTGTAACATCATCGTCTCCACCAACACTATCAGGAACAGTTAATCTACAAGTATTTACTCCCGCAAGAGTAGTAAAGAATGTATATAATTTATCTATGTCTTCTCTGGTTCTATTATTAAAGCCGAGACTCCATGATCTAGGAGTATTATTTATTCCGTCTACCATTCTCTGTTCGTAACCATCACCAAATTGAGTTTTTATAACTCTAGGTTTAGGTGTTTCTGCTGCTCCCTTATCGAACATTACTGCAGCACTAAATCCTGTTATAGCAGTGCCTGGAGAGACTGTACTTCCGTTTGTTTGTATTGTGTTTGTTGTTAATCCTTGTGCCATTATCCGCCCCTACCTTTTGCTCCTTGTCTATTAAGTAGTCCACCTGGTCTCATTTCTACTTGTAAATGTTGTTGAACCATTCCACCTATTGATCTTCCAAGTGCTTGCATATCTCCGCCACCACTTACTGAAGTTTGAGATTGCCCACCACTTATATTAACAGCAACATTTACTATATTTCCACTAGCGCCCCGTATATCTACAGGAATACTTCTATCATTCCCTAAAGGAACAACCGCTTCTCTACCATGTAATGTAGCTACGTATCCTGAACCCGGTCCTGAAGCTATTCCACCTGCTGCAAAAGATCTTCCTGCAGAAGTGAGTTCTCCACCATATCTACCTCCTAAACCTGGGAATCCCATTGCTCCTATCATTGACATAGCAGCTTGCTTTAAATATAGCTTAGCTAGATCTTGTGCTAGTGATGAAAGGAGATCTTTCATTGCATCTCCGAAGGATTTAGTATTATCAAATAGAGCATCAAACATTGAATCAAATGCACTACTTATTGTGGATTGAACTTCAGTAAATAATTTTGTTTTATTTTCTAAATCTGCTTGTGCTATCGCCCCCTTCTTCAGGGCTTCTGTCATTCTTTCCGCTTCGTCTGCAGCAAATGTTCTTTGACCGTCTGCATCTAACGCTGCTTTACGTGCCGCCTGGTCTTCTGTCATCACAAATTTAGCGTTGCCTACTGTTAGCTCGTCCTCGGACTTCTTCCTATAAGCCTCTAGACTAGTAACTTTGTTTAATTTCAAGCCTCGTGCTAGTGCTGCTTGATTTCCGCTGTATTTTGCTGCCATGCCTTTAAACGCTCCCATACCTGCTACTCTACCAAATGGACCTTTGTCTGTTCCTGTTGCAGAGCCTTCATCATACATTCCAAATAGTCTTGCAAAGTCCTCTGCTTTATCTTTCCCTGTAGATTCAAAGTTAGCAAGTGCTTGTGCAGAACTCTGTGCAAGTAGTAAATCTAAGATTTTTTGTTCTTTGTTAATTGCCTCTTGTCTTAATATATTCGCGTCCCGTTGTTTCTTTAATAAGTCGTCCGCGTAAGTAAGTTTTAGAGGATCCATGTCTAATATTTCTTGATCGATAGCTAAGGCTTTTGTCTCCAAGTCATCAATCTCAGCTTTCATACCTTTTGTTTTTTCAAGCATTACTAATTGTTTAGCTGCTGCTCCTACTGCTAGCTTTTCTCGTCTAGCTCTTTTTGATTCATCTACTGCTCTTTTTTTAGAAGCTATAGCCTGCGTATGTGCTAATGTTGCGTTCAATTTCGACCATTTGTTTTGTAGTTTTTTCATTTTGGTAATTGTTGTTTCAACAGTTACCTGATTAGTTGCAGCCGTCACAGCTACGCGAGCAAGTGCAACCGTGTTTTCAATATTCTCGATATCTTCTAGTGCAGTGTTCTTACCTTCTTTTTTCGCGAGCTTCTCTGCCAACAGTGCTGAAGCTAATTCTTCATCTTTTACTATTTTCTTTTCTTTTGTCTGCTCCAATAAGTTCTCTGCTAACTCATTCTGTTTTATAAGAGACTGTTCTGGACCAAGTAGTATTGCTTTAGCTTGCCAATCCGCAGTATTTTTTGCACTCGTAGCAAACGCCTCACGAATACGAAGCATTTCTGTCAGTAGCGCTAGCTCTTCAATATTTCTCGCCTTGTCATCCGCTTGTTGCTTAATAAAACCTTCCTTTTGAGTTACATTGTCTTTAACTGCCTGGGTAAGTTTCGTCCATTCTGCTATATAGCCTCTTACTGTAGAATTATCAGTAGCCTTAATTGCCTTATTCTGTGCATCCATTGCCTGATACTTTTCATTAGCCTTATCATAGTCTGCTCTATCTTCAGGACTTAATCTACTTAGGGTTCTTCCCTGTCCAAATGCATTTTTTGCTTTTCTTGCCTCATTCATTTCAGACGTTGTATATTTCCGCTTCCCTGCTACCGCTTGAGCCGCTTGAATTCTATCCAATTTTGTCTGACCCCATTTCTGAGAGCCTTCCCCTTCGAATTCAGATAGAGCATTAGCGGCAGCCATCCTACCTGCTTCATTCTTTTCAAATGCGCCTTCTTCTACAGATCCCAGAGCGGTGTAGGAGCCAGTAGTCTTTCTTAGGTCTTGAATTCCCTGAGTGAACTTCATATCTTTAGCCGCTGAAACAACTCCTCTAAGTGATTTGATTAACGAATTTGAATCTTCCGCCATCATTTTAGAAGCCATTGAGGCTGCAACTAGCTTACCTGTATATACACCAAACTGTTCATTTGCATCATAAGTAATATTTGTGAGAGTTTCTGATGATTGAGAAGCAGTCATTTGTGCTCTGAAGTTGGCACCAAGAGCTTGTTTAGACTTTGGTAAAACTTTAATGAATGAATCATAAGATTCTACCATTTCATCTAATGCTTCATTTCTATCCTCAGCATCTTTAACACTTAACAGTTCATTCCATTTATCTGCAAATGTTTTTATATCAAAACTTTGGACAGCATTACCAAGCTGTTCTAATTGTTGGGGTAAATCCAAGACACCCAAGCCTTGAATACGGTTCATTTCGTCTAATTCTACTTTTAATAAGGCATATTTATCAATAGCTTCTTTTGCCATCTCTTTTTGTTTTTCTTTTAATTCATCAACCCCTTTAATAAAATTAAATAATGCTTTACTTGCTTCCCATATCATAAGAGCTAACCCTAAAAATCCCATCATCTTCATAGCAGCATTCATAGCTTTTGCAGCCCATTTAGTAATCCAAACCATGCCTTTATTAAAAATAGCATAATTTTTTAATTGTTTTGCCCATTGTTTCTTTCTCCAAGCATGTAATCGGTAAAGCATATTTTGTTTTTTACCTTGAGAAGCATTTAATATAACTTCCTGCTCACCTAGCCATGCTGCATACGCTTTATTTATTTTTGGATCTTTTTTCCATTTACTAGTATCTTTTGCAAATTCTCTTTTTCGTGCGGCTAGTTGTCTTTTAGTAAGAGTCTTCTCTCCTCCTGACTCTCCCCCTAAATTTATACCATGTTCTTTTGCGAAGCCTTGTTCTGCTTTTGCAGCCTCTCCTACTCCTACCATTCCTCCGCCTGCCATTTGTGAAGCTCTACTAGCTCTTTCAAACGCCAAAGCAGCCTCATCAGCTGCAAGCTGTGCTTGTCCAAAGTTAGATTCAGCAGCTAACCCCATAGCTGCAAAATCAGGAAGAATTGATCTAAGAATAGGTATTAAAAATAAAGTCAATGCTCCTACTAATGCCAAAATATTTTTACTAAAGAAAGGGAGAACTTTGGCAGCAACGTCACCAACAACTTTTTTCACACCTTTCATAAAATCGTCCCATGCTTTTAAAAATTGATTTAAAGCAAAAGCTGATTCGTCCATTGTTAATTCCATAATACCAAATTTACTTTCTGCTTGATCTAAAACTTCGTTTGTTACGGCTTGTGTTTTTTCAAATTGGTTTAATGTAGCGGCACTTTTTCCTATTTGAGCAGCATACTTCTTCATTGCAGGTTCTAGTCTTAAAACGATACCTAATTCATCCAAGAGTTCTGGTTCCGCTTTTGTGGCACCTCTAACTAATCTATTAAATGAATCTGTAAGATCTCTACCTAGAGCTAATGAAGTATTTTTTGCGGCTCTTCCTAACCTTTCTAATTGTCCCGCAGACAAACCTGCAGCTGTACCAATAGCAGCAGATTCCGCCGCTTGTTGGAATTGTATCATTCCTCCAGCAGCTTTCGAGATATTTTCGGTTAGGGATTTATAGGCGACACCAGTTGCAGCTCCAAAAGCGAGCTGTCCTTCTATCATGTTTCGGGTGTCCATTGCATCTTTCAAGAACTGAAAGGCTGCTGATATGGCAAATATTTGTGCGGCAATAGTTGCATACACGGCCACAATACCACCTTGCATGGTCTGCGCCTGTTTACTAAAGTTTTTTGATGCGTTTGCGGATTGTCCAGTAACGCCTTTTATTCTACGGTCGGTTGCTTGTGAAGCCCCGCCGAGTTTATTCATACTCTTAGCGGCTTTCTCAGCCTTTTGTCCAACTACGCGTAGAGTGCCGTCGTCACCGACTTTAAAGACAATCTCACCGCCTTGTATTTTTTTTGCCATGTTAAGTTACTTGCCTGCTCTTTTCAGAGCATCTCGCTTATATTTAAGCTCGTCATTGATATTTATCATGTGAGCATTCTCAATATACTTCAAGAAAAAACAAACTGTACGTTTGTCTTCGACTGCACTTACATCTAGTATAGTTCCTAAGGCAGACCAATCCTTCCCCATATAGGTTCCAGACATACCATCCCATCTATCGGGTAGAACTGTATGAACATACATAGCTTGTTGCACCTCAAAAGGAAAATCGCCATCTTCTGGTGGCATTTCATCTGGATCAGGGTCTTGTCCTAGTTGTTCACATAGCCTAAGATATTGATCTAATGAGATAGAGTCTTTATATTTTCTAGTTATTAAAGCAAGTACGTGCTCTATTTGCTCTTGGTAAAATTTTCAAGATCGCCTACCATCTCTGTTACCCAAGTATCAAAATCGCCTGAATTTTTCATTAGCGTTTCTGTATTTTCTTGTGTAAAAGGTAAGACAGTATCCTCATCTTCAATATCTCCTACTAAAAGTAAATGTTTGAGATATTTTAATTTTAAACCTGACCAGTTTTTAATAACTGCTTTTGTGTATTCCATTAAAAACTTGTCGTCATCCATTTGTTCCTCGTAACCACGAGTTTTTCTATTGAATACTTGACTTACACACCTAGTTCTAAGCTTTACTAGTTCTTCCCTTGCTAAGTAGCAAAGTGATACTTTAAAGCCCTCACAACCAGGATAGTCAAATTCGACTGTTTTCATTGGTGTCATTAAAGTTTTTAATGACAAAGGTGCTGATGCAACCTTTTTTACTGTTTCGTTCATTTTTTTCCTATTCCTATAAAAGGAAGGCCGGGGGTTTAATCCCCCAACCTAATTGTTAAAATTTAATTACTAACTTACGTAAGTAACTACAATTTCAGACTCGCCACTTGCGATAGCGTTGTCTGAGATATCAG